CACCCACGCGTTGACCGTCCAGTTGCTGACTCCGTAGCGGGCCTGGAGCTGGGCGGTGGTGAGGAGGGGGGTGACGCCGACGGTGCGGAGCGTCTCGGTGCGGTCAGCCAGAGTCGCCATGGGGGGTAGACCTTTCAACTGTGTCGGTTGAAACTGTGGGTGTGTCGAAGTGCTTTTCGAGGGGATCTCCGAGCGCGGTGGCAACAAGCCATGCCGTGTGGAGTCGGCAGCTGTCGGTTGCGCTCCTGCCTCGGCCGGTCAACTTGATGACAGTGCCGAGGCTGACTCCCTGCCCGCTCGCGTCGACCGCCTTTGTCTTGGCGGCCAGTTCGGCTTGGGTCAGCCCGGTGCGCTTCATTGCGTCCCGTAGTGGCTGGCCTGCGCCCTTGCGGATCAGGTTGGTCATGTGTGCCTCACGCCAGGTGGTGTCTCTGCGGCCGGTAGTGCGCCGCCGTTGACACATTTCTACTGTGTCGGTGTCGACAGGTCAAGTGAGGAAGCGTGAGTTTCGGTGAGTTCGTGAATGGGGTGGCAGCTAAGCGAACGCGTGTTCTAGTGTGTGCATATGCCATGGGCTACGGCGCGCAATGGGGAGGTCACGCGCCGCAGCGAGATCCCGCCATGCCTCTACTTTTACTTGCAAAAGTAGAAGATCCACTGCCACTCTTAGGGCCGTGGACACCCATGAGCAGCAGCAGCCCGAAGACCTCGCGCAGCTGATCGCCCGCCTCAAAGACACCTACGGTGTCAACGACTCGGAGATCGCGCGCCGCATCGGCGTTGCCCCTGCCACCGTGAACAGCTGGGTCCACAGGAAACGAGGCGGAACCCGCGGCCCCAACAAGGAGAAACTCCGCGCCCTCGCCGCAGCCTTCCCCAAGTTCACCGAGGCCGAGATCTTTGCCGCCGCCGGCCGCGCTACGCCGGGGCCGCTCTCCCCGGACGCCCGCGAACGCATCCTCGCCCTCATCGAGGAACTCACCGAGGATCAGCAGGAAATGACCGAGGTGCAGATTCGTGCGCTCGTCGAGCGCAACCGTTCGCAGCCCTCGTGAGTCTCAGCTAAATGGACTTCGTCACTCCCCGTGTATGACAGTTCGTCAACACGCGTAGCAGTAGTCGCATATTCCACCATCCGGGGGTACGGTCGTGCGTACGGCCGATGCCCTCCCCTCATCGACCGCAGGTTCCTGTTCCGCCTGCGTACCTCGGGGGTCCACATGTGCGTCCGTGTCGAATACTCACAGCTCCTGCCGGCCGATCCCTGGGATCCGTCCGCCCGCGTGATCACCCTCCCCGCATCACTGCCCGTCGACTCCACAGCCACAGTCGTACGGGCGCTTCTGCGTGAACTCGCTGTCGAGCAGCCGCCCGACGGTGCACGCTGCTTCTGTGGGGCGCCGGTCCATCTGCTGCCCCGCGTACCCGAGCAGCGAAGGAGCGACGAGGTGATGTCTCGTGGCGCGTAGAGCGACGAACAACCCCCGGCAGATCAGAAGCAAGGAGTGCGGGTGCAAGCTGTGCATCGAGGCGTACCCACCTGGTGAACACGGCGAGCGGAAGGGGCGCCGGGACTGCCTCGGCCGGTGGCAAGCCCGCTACCGGGACGCCGACGGCCGGCAATGCGGCCCCCGCTTCGACACGTACAAGGAGGCCGTCGCCCACCTGAACAAGGTCAAGGCGGCGCTGGACGCCGGGACCTACCAGGACCCCCGGCGCGGCTCCATCACCGTGGAGCAGTGGTACGAAGTCTGGTGGCCGACCGTCGACATCAAGTCGGTGACCACCCGCAACCGGAAGCTGTCCGCCTGGACGGTCCACGTCAAGCCGAAGTGGGGCAAGCGGAAGCTGTCATCGATCACGTGGATCCAGGTCCAGGACTGGATCACGAACGAGGTCAAGGGCCGGGCCACTCAGCTCAAAGTCCTGGAGCTGTTCAGGCACATGATGCTCGCCGCGCTCCGCGACCAGCGCATCCCGCTCAACCCGGCCGCCGACATCCAGGTCACCGCCGCCACCAGCCGCCACCCCGACGAACTGATCCCCCCGACGCGCGAGCAGTGCGCCCTCATCCGCGAGCACCTGCCCGAGTACTACCAGCCGCTCATCGTGTTCGCCGAGGAGACCGGCACCAGGTGGGGCGAGTTCACCGGCCTGCGGGCTGCGAACGTCGACCTACGGCAAGCCGTGATGAAGGTGAAGGAAGTTCTCATCGACGACCGCGGCAAGGTCCACCGCAAGGCGGCACCCAAGAGCAAGGCCGGGTTCCGCACGGTACCGCTCACGCCGGCCGCCGTCGAGGCGGTCGAGATGATGTGGGAGATGTGGGACCCGGCAACGACGGAGTCGCCGATCGGGGACGGCTCGGACCTCCACGAGGAAGAGCTCGTGTTCCGTGGTCCGCGCGGTGGCGCCCTGACGCGGCCGAACTTCCGGCGATCGTGGCTGCCCGCGATCCAGGCGGCTGGCCTGGCACGGCAGGTGACGAACCCAGAGACCGGGCGCACCGAGTGGTGGCCGAAGGTGCACGATCTGCGGCACACGTTCGCCACCCGGCTGAAGGACGCTGGCGTCCCGGAGAAGGACGTGCAGGTCGTCATGGGCCACGAGCGCGGGGGGCGGGTGACGTGGCTGTACCAGCACGCGGGCTCCGATCTGGTGGACGAGGTGCGTACTGCGCTGGTGTCCGGGCGGACGCTCCGTGCGGTGGTCTGAGGCCGCGGGGCCACATGCGGCCACACCGGGGCCACAAAACCCCCTCACCGATCCGAAGCCTTCCTCACTGTCCCTCACTCGTCGCGCTGATCACCCACCACGACGCAACTCGCCTCCCCTCACTGAGGCTCATTCACCCTGGATCGAGCGACGCGATATCTTACAAAGCAGATGTCGGCGGTTCGAAACCGTCCGCGCCCACTATGGATAGGCGCAGGTGAGAGCCTGTTCCGGCCCCTTGATTCTCGCGGATCGAGGGGCCGTTTCCATGATCGCGGCCACATAGGGGCCACATCACCGCAGAACTGTTGTCATCCGTCACCCTTTCGAGGGATGGACTCGGTGCCCCAGGCACGTAAGCTCTGCGGCAGGGAGGGGCAGGCTCGTCTCCCCACGCGCGCCTGAGACGCGCCTCCCGAAATTCTGTGGTGCTGAGGCGGGGAGGCCCAGCCCACGGAAGCAAGGCCCCCACCGGTTATGTCGGTGGGGGCCTTCTGCTGCACAAAGTAAACCGCCCCGCACCCGGATGGGCGCGAGGCGGGGCGCCTTGACTGAGTCTTAGCGCCGTGCGGCGGAATCTGACGGAGACGCGTACGCCAGCCGCCGCATTAAGTGCCGCTCCCGTTCGGGGCGGCCGCTCAGAATTACGTGCCGGGGGCACCTTCCACAAGGTGTAGGTTCTGCCCTACATACTTTCGATCATGAAGGGCAGAGCGTGGTGGAGTGCCGCGCTCCGTCCCCCCGCCCGACTGGGTACTCACCCGCCGCCGGGCCATCGGAGACCACATCCGCACCGCCCGACTAACAGCCGGCCTCACCCAAGAGCAGGTGGCGTTACGCATCGGCATGGACCGGGCCACGTACAACCGCATCGAGCAGGGACACAGTGCCGCGCTCCTCGACAGCCTGATCCGTATCGCCGACGCCATCGGCGTACCACTCTCCGACCTCGTCCGGACATAGCCCTGCCCGCGGCCGATCGGCGGCAGCCACGGGCAGGGAGCTCATGAGGAGCGCAGCTGGTGCGTGCGCACGTACGGTCGCCGCTTGCACTCGGGGCTGCCTTTCGGGTGCGCGTACGCCGGCGGGCGGGCTCCCGACATCGAGTCACCCGCCGAGGCCTCCACTGCTTTGCCCTTGATCGCCTTGTCGCAGAACACGCAGATCACCGGGTGTCCCTCACCTTCGTGCGGAGCCGGTCGCCCTCCGAGCACTCGGCGTACTCCATGTGGCAGGCCGTGCAGTCCCCGAGGTGGTCGAGGAGATCGACATACGCCTGCTCGTAGGCGTCGGGCGCGGTGGCCGTTTGTTCCGGCAGGTGAGGCATGGTCGGCTCCATGTCGCAGGGACAGTGACCACATGGTGACCCCACGGGAAAGCCCCAACTACCACGGAATGATGGTAGTTGGGGCCATAGGTTCACCCAGTGTCAGACGCCCAGCCAGGAGCCGTAGCTGAGGAAGCTATCGGGCAGCTGCCGCTTCGCAGCCTCGAGCCCGTCATACGTCTCGCGCACCGTCTGGTGATACCG